GCGATCATCACTGATCAGATAAGAGTATTGAATGCTACGAATTTCGTTAGCGGAATTTCGACAACTGACAACAGTTATTATGTTTTCATAGGATTACCAAATGCAACTTCAGTTGCATCAGATTGGAACACAGCGACTCCTTCTCCTATTGATAATTTTGACGAGCATGATAATGTATACGATTCTCTAATTTCTGCCAAAAAAATAACTTCAACCGACGTGTTGAGAGTAATCAAAAAGATTACATGGGAAACAGGAACGATATATGAGATGTATCGTCCAGATTATAGTATTGATAGATTGAGTCCACAGACGAATTCCTCTAGTTTGTATAAAGCAAACTTCTATGTCATGAACTCAGATTTCAGAGTATATGAGTGTATATACAATGGTGCTTCACCATCTAACAGTGGTGGTGGTGTTATATCTCTTGAAGAACCTACACATACAGATTTACAACCTAGATTAGAGAGTGATGGTTATGTTTGGAAATATCTTTATACTATAAAACCAAGTGATATTATAAAATTTGATAGTGCAGAATTTATTCCAGTTCCTGCAGATTGGGGCACTAACACAGCAGTAGCAGATGTGAGAAATGCTGCTGTAGATGGTAAGATAGAAACTATTGTAATTGAAGATGTCACGAATGCGACATATCAGTTCAATGGTACAAAGAATGCTGTTCCTATAAGAGGGGATGGATCTGATGGTCTGGCATCTGTCACATTCATCAACGGTAAACCATCTGCTGTTCAAGTAACTAACGGTGGTAGTGGATACTCTTTTGGAACTCTTGACCTTGATGATGTAGTGACAGGAAGTGGTGCTTCATTCTCTGTCATTGTGCCACCACCAGGCGGTCACGGTGCAGACATCTACAGAGAATTAGGTGCTAATAAGGTGCTTGTGTATTCTCGTATAGAGAATAGTGATGTCACAAACCCTGATTTTCCTACTGGTAACCAGTTTGCAAGAATAGGTATTATAGAAAACCCACAACAATTTGGTAGCACAAATTTACTTACTGCCTCATCTGCATCGGGGGTATATGGATTGAGATTAGCAGGTGCAGCAACCACCAGTATGTCAGTCGCCATAGATGGTGAGATTACACAGACTGTAGGAGTTGGTTCCACTGCTGTTGGTCAAATCATAGGATACGATCCAATCACAAAATCACTGCAATACTGGCAAGACAGATCCCTTGCTACAAACGATTCCTCAGGTAATAAACCCACCTATGGATACAAACTAAATAGATTCACTGCTAACCCTGCAAGTGGAGGCAATACTAATATTATTGTTACCACCACAGGAGGAACAGAAACCTTGTCAATTGACACTGGTTTCACGGGAGTTTCAACTACAGTGAACTCAAGAACATATTATTTTGGACAAACGTACAACAGTGGATTAGCAAACCCAGAGATCAAAAAATACTCTGGAAATATAATCTACATTGACCAAAGACCTGAAGTAACTAGAGCAACAAACCAACGTGAAGATATTAAAATTATCTTAGAATTCTGATACGATGCCACAGAACACCAACCTAAATGTCAGTCCATATTTTGATGATTTTGATTCATCAAAGAACTTCAACAAAGTTCTTTTCAAACCTGGCAGTCCAATACAAGCAAGAGAATTAACGACTCTTCAATCTATCTTACAAGGACAGATAGAAAAATTTGGTAAACACTTCTTCAAAGAAGGATCGATGATCATACCTGGTGTATTCAAGTATGATGGTCAATATACATCTGTCAAGGTTGAATCTACGTTTTTTGGTGTTCCTGTAGAATTATACTATGACAAACTTATTGGTCTAAGAATCAAAGGTAAGACCACTGGTGTCATTGCTCAAGTTGTAAAGGTGTTATCTGCTGCTGAATCAGAAACTAATCATACCACACTCTATATCAAATATGAAAAAGACTCTGATGATTATTTGGCAGGTAATTTTGTAGATGGTGAGACTCTTACAACACTTGAAGATTTCACTTATGGTTTGACTACCATAACAAGTGGATCAGATTTTGCTACAGCAATTAATTCAAATGCAACAAATGTTGGATCTGCTTTTGCTATCACTAGAGGTGTGTGGTTTGTTCGTGGATCTTTTGTTGAAGTAAATCCAGAAACAATAATACTAAATCAATATGAACCATTCGCATCATTCAGAGTAGGTTTAAATGTTATTGAGGAAATTGTCACTGCTGTTGATGATAACAGTTTATACGATAATGCTGCTGGATTCTCCAACTACACTGCTCCTGGTGCTGATAGGTTCAAGCTTAGTGTTTCTCTTATTAAGAAAGAATTAGATGATTTTCAAGATGAGAATTTCATAGAATTACAACGTATACAAGAAGGTATCACCGTAAAAATTGTAGATACCACGATATACAGTGAGTTGGCTAAAGAATTTGCAAGAAGAACATTTGATGAGAGTGGTAATTATTATGTTGACAAATTTGATCTAGAAGCAAAAGAATGTCTGAATGATAGAGTGGACGTATTTGGCACCTATTTTCCAGAACAGATAACAGATCAAGGTAATGTGCCTACAAAAGATTTGATGAATATCAGGATAGGACCTGGTAAAGCGTACGTAAAAGGATATGAAGTAAAAACACAAGGATCAAGACATATTGATGTAGATAAACCCAGAACAACTAGACTTGTTGAATCATCTGCTGTGCCATTTGAAGCAGGTAACAAACTAAGAATTAATAATGTGCTCAATGGTGCACAGATAAAGTTGTCTGCTATAAATTCTGACTATGTATCTCTACAAAAAGAAAGATTGGGATCTACTAGATCATCAGCGTTGACCGAGATAGGAAGAGCAAGAATATATGATTTTAAATTACAAAATGCTGGTTATACAGGAGATGTCAGTGTTTTTGAATTGATGTTATTTGACATTCAAACAGATGTATCACTAACAATAAATCAATCACATACAATTGCTCTGCCTGCTGTTATAGAGGGAGCAAGTTCTGGTGCAAGAGGATTCTTAAAATCTGGTGTCTCAGGTTCTACAACTGTGGTGTTGAATCAAGTAGCAGGTAAGTTTCTTACTAATGAGCAACTAATTATAAACGGTGAAAGAAATGGTAGAATAATTACAGCTATAACTGAGTTTGATTTAAGTGATGTAAAATCAGTCAGATCAACAGCAGCGTCTAGAACATTTGCTGCTGATGTTATATTGGAAACTAAAAAAGATCTTACAGGTAGATCATTCAGTATAACAAGTGGTGGTGTGGTTACAAGTGGTACAGCTGGATGGACAAAAAATTTCAAAGTTGGTGATGTTATATCATACAAACTTGGTGGTATCACAGATGTGACATTCAACGTTGTTAGTGCTGTGAGTGCAACAAACAATAATGTAACCGTTGTAGCAGCACCTAACACAGTATCGGGTGTATGTCACAAGGCACTGCCTGGTTCAACTGTTACTGTAAGCGATCTAAAAATTGTATCAGGTAAGATAAGAAGTTCCAAGAGTGGATTCTTGTACGCTGAATTACCTAATAAAGGGATTGAATCGGTTGACCTTACTGATTCTCTCCTTCAAGTAAGAGTGGAGGATACTGGACTTAGCACCAATGGTAATGGTCAATTGACTATGCCATCTTTGACAGGAACCGACTTTGTTTATGCACCTTTTGACGAGGAAAGATATACTGTCATATACAACGATGGATCTATTGAATCTCTCACAACTGATCAAGTAACACTTACAACTGGTGCAAAAGGTGTGACTATATCAGGATTGACAGCTAGTCAAAGTAACAACGTTGTGGTTCATAGCACACAACAAAAGTCAAAAGTAAAATCAAAAGTAAAAAATCTCACAAGGAGTGCTACTCTCATCGTCTCAGGGTCAAATAGATCAAATTCAGGAATTACAACTGGTTTGCAAGATGGTCTTACATTTGCCTCTGCTTTTGGTAAACGTGTACAAGATAGAGAAATATCTTTAGATGTTCCAGACGTGGTTTCTGTGGCTGCTGTATTTGAGTCATCAGGAAACGCAGACCCCACGATTCCTCAACTTACACTTGGATCTTACAACGGACCTAACGCTAATAATAGTGATGTTATTTTAGGTGAGATTGGTATAGGTGTCAGTTCTGGTGGTGCTGCAATGGTTCTTGGTAGAAGTTCTACCACAAAAGTTGATATTATATTTAAGAATAATAAACCATTTGTAGAAGGTGAAGAAGTTAAGTTTCAGGAAAGTGGAGTCAGAGCAATACTGTCAAATGTAAATCCTGGTGACAATAATATAAGGGCAAATTATAGACTCGATAGTGGACAAAGATCAGAATTCTATGATTTCGGTAGACTTGTACGCAAACAAGGATTTCCAGAACCACAGGGTAGATTAAAAATATATTTTGATCATTATGTTATAAATTCAGAAGATTCTGGAGATGTGATTACAGCGAGTAGTTACGATGCCAGTGAATATGACACCGTGCCCATATTTGATGGGATAAGAAACACTGATGTTGTTGATTTTAGACCTAGAGTAGCTCCGTACAGTGGTAGTAGATCACCATTTGAATTTGATTCAAGAGATTTTTCAGGTGCTGGTCAAGCTGCAAGAGTTCTTGTTTCAGATGAAAACATAACGTTTGATTACAATCACTATCTTCCTAGAATAGATAGGTTGTATCTCCAAAGAAACGGGAACTTTATTATAAAACAGGGTGAACCTGCTGTCAAACCCGTACAACCAGAATCTATACCAAATGCTTTTGAACTAGCTAGGATAGAGTATCCACCTTATGTCTTTGATGCAAAACGTGAAGTAAAAATTATATTCCGTGCAAATCAAAGATACACTATGAAAGATATTGGTGCTCTTGAAACTAGGATTGAAAAATTAGAAGATTCAACCACACTATCATTACTCGAATCTAAAACTGAGAGTTTAGTTATTACTGACCCGACTACAGGTTTAGATAGATTTAAGAATGGTTTTGTTGTAGATCCTTTCAACACATTTGATGTAGCCGATAAATCAGTTCCATTCCTAAAATACGATATTAATGAAGGAAAACTCGTCTCACGCAAATATTCAGATTCTATTGATTTGCTTGTTGGTTCTAATAGTGTTGTGGGTACGAACGGTGCACCAGATTTATCTGTTGACCCAAGGTATGTAACAGATTTTGGAAATCCAAATGTAAAGAAAACTGGAGACCTAATCACACTCAATTATGAAGAAGTTGTAGAAAGAACACAACCATTTGCGACAAGGGTAGAGAATGTAAACCCATACATGATAAGAAGTTGGGCAGGTAATCTTACACTCAATCCAGACTCTGATGTTTTTATTGTAAACGAAGCACAACAATTAGGTGACTTCCTATCTCTTTCTGACGGTACAGATCTCATCGTCACTGAAAGAGATATACCAAACATGAGAGAGCAGAATATTGAGTTTGTTGGCACACGTTTAAAACCAGGCACAAATCATTATATTTCGTTCGCAGGCGTGGACATGATAGAGAATCGTAATAATGTTATACCTAAACTTCTAGAGGTGACACCTGTAACTGGTGCGTTTCAGATAGGTGAATCTGTCATAGGATTAATTCCTGATACTAATGGTGGTACTCAACGTGTAGTGCTTAGATTTAGACTTGCAACACCTAATCATAAAGACGGTCCTTTCAATAGTCCTACAGTCGTATTTGATAACAATCCATACGAGGCAAATGTTGGATTGTCTTCATCATACTCTGAGACCACTACAGTATTGAATATTGATACTAAATCTCTATCACAGATATCTGATTCAAACTTCTTTGGATTTGCACAAGAAGATATGATATTGGTAGGTGAATCAAGTGGTGCAGGTGCTGTAGTTGATCAACTTAGATTGATCAGTGATGATAAAGGTGCTCTAATAGGTTGTCTTCATATTGAAGATGGTCAATTTATAAACGGTACAAACACTACATTGGTCTCAAGTCTAAGACCAACTGATCCTCAAACGCCAGGTATAAATTTCAGTCGTGCTAGTGCAGATCATTTTTCAGAAGGTACATTAGTCACTGATAATACTCTTGTAAGAATAGAACCAGAACCAGTTATACCCGTCATAAATTTTATAACAAATATTACACAAAATATCACAAATATAACCAATGTCACAAATATACTACAACAACAGGAAGATGATGATGACCCTCTAGCACAGACATTTCAAGTTGATCAAAATGATGGTATCTTTATAACATCTGTTGATTTATTTTTTGCAACAAAATCAGAAACCATACCTCTTGAATTACGTGTAGTTGATGTAGTCAATGGATATCCATCAAGAAATGTAAGAAAACATAGTGTCGTAGTAAAAAATCCTAGTGAAGTAAATATTTCTGCAGACGCTTCTATACCAACTACATTTGAATTTAGATCTCCTGTTTATCTACCACAGGGCGAATATGCCTTTGTAGTAATCACAGCGACATCAGACTACAACCAATGGATATGTCAGATAGGAGAGGAAGAAATTTCAACAGCAGGTCAATCAGAGTTAGGTAAGATTATAGTAACAAAACAACCTACTCTTGGATCACTTTTCAAAGGTCAAACTGCTGGCACATGGACACCTTCTCAATTAGAGGATATGAAATATACTCTTAGGAGAGCAAAATTTACTACAAATCCTGGTGCAGTCAACTTCTATAATCCAGCACTAAACATATTTGATAAAAGAAACAAACTACCAGATAATCCAATAGAAACATTTTCAAGGAGAGTTGTTGTCGGTCTTACATCATCAATTGCAACAGGCACTGACATTGGATCAGTAATTACACAAACATCTAATTCAGATGCCAGTGGTATTGTTGCTGAAAAATTATCACATCTCTCACAAGCTGGAAATACCTTATCTATTACAAACTCTGGAACTGGTTATGAAGATGGTGTGTACGGTACAGTCAACTTGGTTGCTTTGACAGGTAGAGGAACAGGTGCAGTAGGAGTTGTCACTGTCTCGTCAGGTCAAATCACTGGTGTAACAGTCAAAGGAAGTAACACTGGAAGTGGATATCAAGTAGGTGATATACTCACAGCTGCTATTGGAGTAAAAGGTTTAGGTCAAGATCTTAAGATAACAGTTGGTGTGACTACAGCAGCGAACGCTCTGGTGTTGACAAATGGCACAGGAACATTCAATACCACGAATACTATTATATCTAACGGAACAACTTTACCCGACATCATACCTGCTACTGTGACAACAAATACCGATCAATATGATGGATCACACTTCAAAGTCAGTCATCCCAATCATTGTAATCATGCAGTGAATAATACAGTGACTATATCTGATATAACAGGTGATTCAGTTGCAACTAAAACAACCGTATCTTATGGTGCTAGTGAAACAAGTGTGGTATCTGTTGCAAGTAGTATTGGATTTAGTTTCTTTGAAGGAGAACAGGTTACAGCAAGTAATCCTGGTTATGCCATGATAGGTAATGAAATTATAGAGTACACGTCTGTGGGTGTAAATCAACTAAGTGGTACCATAACTCGTGGAATAGACAACTCATTTCCAAGAACTTATGCTGTAGGAACACCAATACAAAAATATGAATTATCTGGTATATCACTCAGAAAAATCAATAAAACACACTCACTTATAAATGTTACATCTGGGATTGAAGACAGAGTAACCCTTGATTCATACCATGTAAAAATTGATGGTTCTAAATTCTTCTCTAAAGATAAATTTGGTGGAGGAGTAAAAGGAAGAGCTACAAAAAATATAATGTTTGATGCTATAACACCGTCAGTATCGCATAGTCTACCACCTGGTACTGATATCAATGCAAGTGTTAGAACAATTACTGCAACCAGTGTTAGTGGTGGTGAAAATTCATTCGTAGACACAGGATTCACAAATTTATCACTTGTAAATGAAACTGTGTTTACTGAGACTAGAATGGTTGCATCTGTTGCTAATGAAGAGGCACAACTATCTCAATTACCAGGCAATAAATCATTTATGTTGCAAGTGTCAATGAATACCAACAATGAAGATTTGTCACCTGTGATAGATGCATTCAAAAGTAACATTACCACAAGGAGTTCAAGAATTAATTCACCTGTAGGTGACTACGCTTCAAGTGGTAGAGTAAATAAAGTGGATGATCCACATGAGAACATCTATCAAACAAAGGTTATCAAACTTGACACACCTGCATCATCACTCAAGGTAAAAGTTGCAGCGATGAGACCTGCATCAGCAGACATTAGGTGTTTGTATAGATTACAAAGAGCAGATGGTGATGAGATTGATAAGGTGTTTGAGTTGATGCCAGGTTTTGATAACCTTGACGCAGCAGGTTTTGTTATCAACCCAAACAATAATAATGGAAGAGCTGATACAAATGTTGTAGCAAGTCTTGAGGATCAATTCTTAGAATATGAATTCACTCAAGATGATCTACCATTGTTCACTGGTTTCCAAGTGAAAATAGTAATCGCATCAACAAACCAAGCAACACCTGCTGAGTTACTTGACTTCCAAGCAATAGCTGTGGCATAATGTAAGTATGATAAACGCATGGTCACTAGCAGCAGAAATACTAGAGGGGACTTTCGATGAAACATACCCAATCAAAAAGGATGAAGGTGGAAAACCATCCAAATCTGAAGAGGGATGTGAGGACAACAGCGATAGTAAACACTGATCATGCAGCGTACGAACGTTACATGAATGATAAGAATGCACGTCTATCTCAAAGAGATGAGATTGACAGGTTGAAAGATGAGATTGAATTGTTGAAACAATTAATTTACGAACAGAATAAATAGGTTTATGGCAGTTCCATCAGTAAATATTCAAATTGAACAGGGAGCAAATTTTTCCTCCACATTTGATGTGAAGAGAAATGATAACTCTCCACTAAACCTTACTGGGTTTAGTTTTACTGCGAAGATGAGAAAACATGCTGGAGCAGCAGGTTCGATAGGATTCGCAGCAACTCATGGTTCCACGCCAACTGACGGTCAACTTACGTTGTCTATGACAAGTGCTCAAACTGGTATCATAACCTCTGGTAGATACGAGTATGACGTTCTAATAACAAATAATTTTTCTGGTGTAAAAACTAAAATATTCACTGGACAAGTTTTAGTAAACCCCACATCATCTTTATGACATGTCTGGACTTATCAATCAAAGTTCATCACATGCTGATGAAGACATAGGTGCACAACCATCCGTCAGATTTTCAAGAACAAAAGAACAATTTGATATCCAACAAGATACTGAGTTCTTTGTCGTAAAACAAGTTGAATCAAGAAACGTATTTTCTGCTGAAGGGGAAGAAGTGGCAAATCTAAGAGACATCAGTGACATAAACTCAACTGCAATAAGTGCAGGGATAGGTACTAACTTTATCCTGACTTATGATGCAACTGAAGATAACTTCAAGTTTATATCTCCTGATGCCCTTGTTGATTCTGCTGTCGGACCTATATCAGGACCTATTGGATTCAGCACTACTGTTATAAACAACCTCGTCGATACCCTTGATGTTCAATTAGATGATAAAATTGATCTCGACGCTGGTACATGGTCATAATTCTAAATATAAGATAGGTATTTAAACACAGATGGCAGCTCCAGTATTACAGTTTAAGAGAGGTAACCTAGCGAGTTTGCCAGGTTTACAGGCAGGTGAGCCAGGTTTTACCGTAGATAAAAACGACTTATATGTTGGTATAGACTCTACAACATCTAATAACCAATTCATTGGGTCAGGAAGATTTTGGGACAAGGGTGATGCTAGTAATGCGTCAGGTGTCAAGTTAGTTGAGGCACAGAATAATGGTGCAAGTGCCATCACTATCAAGGCACCTGTTGCACTAGGAGACAACCAAGTTTACACAATGCCTGCATCAGCAGTCAATAACGGTTTCCTCAAGTGTAATGCGAGTGGTGAATTTTCATTCGACACTGCTCCTCAAAACGCAGGTGGTGCAGCTTCAGTAGTGGTTGCAGATGAATCAAGCGACACCACATGTTTCCCCATCTTCGCTGTGTCTGCCACAGGTACTATTGCACCTAAGACAGGATCTAATCTCTCATTCAATTCTTCATCAGGAGCACTCACAGCAACATCATTTGTTGGTGACATTACAGGTGATGTGACAGGAAATGCAGACACTGCCACAGTAGCAACAACAATCACACTTGCTGATGAGTCAACTGACACAGCATGTAATGTTGTATTTGCAACTGCTGCAACTGGTAATTTAGCACCAAAAACAGGAACAAATCTTACATTTAACTCTGCCAGTGGAGCGTTGACAGCGACCACATTTGTGGGTGCTTTGACAGGTGCTGTCACAGGTAATGTGACTGGTAACATATCAGGTAATCAATCTGGTGGCACAGTTTCTGCTACATCAGCAGCAATAGCCGACCTTACATCTGGTAGAGTTGTGCTCGCAGGCACGTCTGGTGAACTAGAGGACAGTGGTAACCTCACCTTTGATGGTTCTACCATGACAGTCACAGGTGCTGCGAGTGTCACGACTAATCTTACTGTTGGTGGTAACTTGACAGTGAATGGCACCACGACACAGGTCAATACAACAAATACAACAATTGAAGACGTTCTTCTTGAACTCCAAGTAGTAGATGGTGGTGCACTTAGCAGTGACACAAACAAAGACGTTGGTCTTGTTCTAAATTACTACAGTGGTTCTGCTAAGAAAGCTGCTGTCTATTGGGATGACTCAGCAGGTAGAATTGTATTAGGATCAGAAGTATCAGAATCATCAGGTGTTCTCACAGCAAGTGCATTCTCAGGATTAGAAATTGGTTCATTATTTGTAAATGATTGTGCAGGTCAAACACAAGTTATATCTTGTTCTGGCACAACAAGATCATTAGAAAATATAACCATAGACGGTGGTTCGTTCTAACATATATAAATCAGTTATATAATATTTCATCATGAATGAAGATGTAAATGCCATTCTTCAAGTATATCAGAATCGAATAAACAACCTAACTGCCCAAAACATTGCTTTTGAGGCGAAGATAATAACACTTACTAAACAACTTCAATCTCTACAACCACCAGAAGTTGATGGTGGTGAGATTGATAGTAAAGCAGCATCTAAAGAATAAAACATTTCAGATATTTGATTCATGACGGGATGTTTATGAACAAACTCGTCATCTGATATTACTATCACTCTTTTATTGATTGCGAACCCATACGCAACCTCAAATATAGTACCATAAGATGCTCGTCTTTCATTGATCGCTTTTGGAAGATGAGCAAATACTATATCACATTCCTCCACATTTGTTTTAGTGTTTTCAAATATTTCACTATCACTTCCTAAATGATATTTGGGTGTTATTATTTCAAATGAACCTTTCAATTTATTTTCTACATAATTTCTCCAAACAAGTATCTCATCTTCTGAGCAAATCTCAATTGGACCTGCGAGATAAATTTTCATGATTAATGATAATCAATTGATATTTTATATAGCGGTGCCAGGCAGTGGGTGGGCAAAACTCTCTTTACTATTAGGTTGTTGTGCAAAATTGAATCTCAACAAATCTGACAGAAGAGAAGATAGAGAGGAGATTGGTAAAGATGGAGACACAGGATGTGTCCATCATAAGGGTGCTTTCTGGGATCCACAGATGGAATTTGGTGATGGATTTGATGATTTGGAAAAAAATTATACTAAAGAATCTTTTATAGCTGAGTGTCTTAGACCATTCACTAATATTAATGATCAAAATTATCTCATAAGATCACATTTTTTTGCAGAAACAAAGAACCTGAACTGGTTGAAAAAGAATTTTCCAAACAATAAGATAATCTTAGTACTAAGAGACACTAAATTATGTTGGGAGGGATGGAATATTGCCATGACATTTACTGGTAATTATCCAAAATATAAGGCGTGGATGAAGGTAAAAACACAGGAGCACCATCCTCTAAACTATGAAAAATTAAGAATGCTCATAGAGAGACATGATAGAATGATTAGAGAATTTGTGCGTGATAATGATTGCTATATAATTCAACCAAATAAAACTTTTATCAACAACTTAGGTTATATTTGGGACGAGGAGGGAAAAGAAGAATACATGAAGTTGGTTATGACTCATCAATTCTTTAGATCTGAGGTGCCCATGTTTGATGCACCATTTGTATTTTATAATTGTAATGACTTATTCAAAATTCAATCCTGAACAATTAGTTTTTTTTATTGGTATACCTGGTTCTGGGTGGGCAAAAATAGATTCTTTGTTGAGGAATTGTAAGAAATTTAATTTCAACACATCAGATTTTAACGATGAGAGGTGGGAAAAAGTAAGAACGAGATACTATGTTGAGCATAAAGGACATTTTAGCGGTCCTGGTTGTGAGTTTGGTGAAGGATTTCAAGATCTGAAAAAACATTACACCAAAGATAGTTTTATTGAAGAGGCATTGAAACCATATACAGAAATAAATGGCGAACAACATTATATGGTGAAGTGTCATTTCTTTTGTGAATCACACAATTTAGAGTGGTTGGATGAGACATTTCCAAACAATAAAATGATTTTTGTCTTAAGAGAAAAAGAATTGTGTGACAAGAGATGGTTAGAATCCATGACATTCTCAAAAAATTATCCTAAGTATACAGCATGGCAAGTTGTCGAAGATCCTCATGAAAAAATAGGTAAACAACATCAACTCAATGTAGATAGTTTCAAAGAATTCAATAGGAGACATAATCTATCAATGAGAACATTTTTTAGAAGAGCAGTCAAACCCACTTTTGTTGTATGTCCCACTAAACATTTCTTGAATAAAGTTGGATTTGAGTGGGATGCAAATGGTTACTTAGAATACAATGCGTACATACGTAACTATTGTTTAGATCCCGAACTTACAAAAGCACCCACTTATGACACGTCAATAGGGTTCTACAATTGTCAGGATGTTATTGATTTTGCCTAATGGAATCTTACTTTAGTGGTGTTTGGAAAGATCAAAATTTTAAGAACCTAAAATATTCTGGATACCAATTAGTTGATTATGTCAACAATCAAAAACCAAGGAGTGTATTAGATATTGGGTGTGGATACAATAGATTCAAAAATAAAATTCACAAACTTATAGGTCTTGACCCCTACAATAAAGCAGCAGACATACAATTACCATTAGAAAAAATTTGCACAAGAATGAGGTATGACATAGTTCTTGCATTAGGATCTATAAACTTTGGTGATGAGAGTGTAATAGATAATCAGATGAGTATTATAGATAAAATTTTTGATAAAGAAGCAATATTTCGAGTTAATCCTGGCATCCCACATGATTGGGCAGACTATGGTGACATTGAATGGTATGCATGGTCAAAAGAAAAGATAAATAATATTGCATCACGTTTTAATTACACCATCAAGTGTCTTGAAACTGAGCATGTGACTCAGGGTCACGAAAGACTCTTTTTCATTTATACTAAATAAACACGTAGATAGGTAAATTCAAAATGCTTTCTGGAACAGATTTTGTAAAGAAGATCAAGGAAGGAAACAAGGCACTGTTTGACGCATCTCGCTCAAACGTCCGTCGTTTCTTCGCTTCCAATCCAAGTGATGAGTATCTAGTTGAGCACTTCCGTGGACGCATGGTCAACGAAGCTCAAAACATGTATGCTATCGCTGGTCAGGTTGCCTCCTCTGATCCTTCTACAGATGTAAAAGACTTAGAACTTCTAAGCCGTCAAGCTATGGACGAAGCAAAGCACTTCCGTATGGTAAAGGAAGTAATAGAGCACATCACTGGTGAACCACTTGATGTTGCTGCTGCATTCGCTGCTGAAGCAGAGAAACCTCAAGCAAAAGGTGCTGAACTTTTAGATAAGTATGAAGCGTCAGAAGATGAGGCTGCACTTGCTGCATACCAATTGGTAGCAGAGGGTAGAGCAGAGGCAGTATGGAATGAAATGGGAGAGTGTGTAAACGACAAGTTTATCTCCTCACGTTACAAGACTATTGCAAAGGATGAAGGGTTCCACTCAAACTTAGGTGGACGTGCACTTTCTAGATTAGTAGAGGGAAATGCGGAAGCACAAACTCGTATTCTAGATATGGTAGAGAAAATGAGAGCAGATCTTCTTGACATCTCAAACAAGAACACTGCTACTCCTTTGGCCGTGATCTAAAAGGTTGACGACCTTTACGGATTTCTTTATCTAACCAGTGCTCTTTGCACGGATAAACATACTTATGGTTGGCATCGACAGTTATGAAATTGTCGATGCCTTCTTTTGTGACTGGAAATTCCAGTATGCGTCCTAGATACTCTAGATATTTTTCTTTGTATAAAAAGAATGCCTCATGATCTATGAAGTGAACTGCTAGATCTTTGTAATAATCAAGTGCGATATCCATAGTTACTTCACCACCAACACGTCTTTGTTGTAGTTCGTTTATATTTCTATCCCTAACTATAACTGCTATGATTGGCATCACACCCATTGATATTGCTTTTCTTGCAACCTCACATATCTTAGGTGTTTGTCTTACACCATCATAAAAGAATGGTACAGATACATTTGCACAGAAATAATCTCCCTCTGGAAATTTGAGTTCATCTGGATATACCCAATACCTAGCAAATGGTTCCTCATCACTAGGCACCCAATAATTATCTTTGAGAGAATCCCAACCTTTTACATTAGGATGTGCAGAAAGTAATCTTGCAAATAGATGATTACCTGACCCCTGAGGTCCTGTTACTATCAAAAGTTTTTTCATAAGATGGTGGAATGTGATGATCGTTCCAATGCCTGATGTTACCACCAACAATGAAACAGTTTGTAATTATAAGTTGAAGGAAGATAAGGGTTCTAATTATTGCAACATAATCTGCTTCTCTATCTGTGTTGCCTGACTTGTCACCTAGTGCCTTTGCCCATATCCTCCATACCTTTAGCAACAACCGCAATCAGGAACCTCCTTTCCTGTGTTTATTTCATGTCTGTATGATCGAGGATCTGTGGGATCCCAACCTCCTGTGGCATTTGTACCCTCTTCATCCCACTTGTGGTCTCTATCTCTTATAGATTGTTTCTCACGTATGTTAGGATTCCATGGAGAGGGAATACCTGTTTTATTACAATCGTCTAACGGACTATCTTTGATATAATCGATATACTTTGCATTTGCATCTAACTCAAGTATTTCTCTGATTTTGTCTCTCTCATACCATGCTATAGGTATGCCTATATCAAGCGATTTTAAATACTCTTCTTTGTACAAATATAATAACTCGTAACTTAGGAATTGAGGATTTTTAAATTTAGGTAATTGATCTAAGAAATGTCTTGTGGTAGATTCTTCTCGTATTCTTTGTTGTTGATTTTGGAGTATGTTTTGATCCCGACCTATGACTATGACTTTGGTATTTACACCCAAGTCCTGTGCATTGGAGCAAAACTGCTCGACGTTTGGACACCATTTCGTCCCTTTACTTTGTATGCCAAGTGGGATACTTATTGAAGTAAAAAAATATTGACTTTGCGACCAGTCAAATTTATGCAGAGTGGATGGATCCCTCCAATATTCCGCAAAGGGCTCTGAAAAACGGTGAGCTTCCCAATAATTATTAAGAAGACTCTTCCAACCAAAAACGTCTTGGTGTAATGAGAAAATTTTAGACCAGAGGTGGTTGCCCGACCCTTGCGGTCCCGTGAGCACGACAAGCGTTTTGTTCATCATAATCAGTACCTTTATCTAATTATAACATAAATAATCTCGACTGTATATACAGTCGTTTTAGGTATATACCATATGGCAAATCCAAAGATTAAAATAAAGCGATCTAGTGTCGCTGGAAAGGTACCACATTACCCTAATACACTGGACTTAGGGGAATTTGCAATCAATACTGCAGACGGTAAGGTCTTCATTGCTGCAGGTGTAAATGGTGTGGGAGTAGGAACAACTGTCAGAGAAGTCGGACTTTCTACAGAAAATGTTCTAGCACAAACATTAGTTGTTGACGGACAATCTACATTCAATAACGTATCGTTTACATCAGATGCAACTTTTACAGGTGATGATTATAATGTTGTCTGGGATAAGAGTGATAGTTCATTAGAGTTTACAGATAACGCAAAGGCAGTTTTTGGTACAGGGTCAGATCTTTCCATATATCATACAGGAAGTCACTCATTTATTGATGATACAGGTACAGGTAATCTAAAGGTTAGATCAAATAATTTTAGAATAACAAATGGTGATGAGTCAAAATTATATGGTGCCTTTACACCTAACTTAGTAGAATTATACAATAATAATACAAAACGTTTTGAGACTACCTCGATAGGAATAGAGGTAACGGGACACAGTGAATTAGATAATCTAAAATCAGTTGGTATAGCTACGTTTTCAAACAATGCTATACATGCAAATGTATACTCAACTGGTATATCAACAATATCTGGATTTCGTTTCCCGTCAAACGACGGGGATGAAGATCAGGCTCTGGTTACAGATGGATCAGGAAATCTCTCGTTCAAAACACTCTCTGGTGGTGGAGGAGGAGGTGCAGCTGGTGCTGCAACCACCATTTCTGCAGGTATATCAACAGCGACAGCAGGTCAAACTGCATTCACCACACCTCACCCACATAATGATGGCACAGACACTTTTAGTCATCAAGTGTTTCTTAATGGATTGAAATTGAGACCATCTGGTGCAGGTTCCACAAAAGATTTCACTGCCTCAAGTAATTCAACTATCACTCTTGAGGAGGGGGCGAATGTTGGAGATGAGATTAGATCTGTCATTTACTTTGGTCATACGTTTGATGAGGAATATTTTACTGCCACAGCAGGTCAAACTTTATTCGCTTTATCTGGATCACTATCAGCACAGAAAAATTTCAAGGTATACGTCAACGGTGTCAAACTGAGAAACGGTGCAGACTATGGTGTGTCAGCACCCGTAACCTTGGCAGTGGCATGTCAAGCAGGCGATCATGTAGAAATAACCTGTGATAATGCTGAAGATCAATTTACTGCCACTCAAGGTCAAACAAATTTCACTCCTACAAGCACAGATATTTCTGCAAGTAATATGCAGGTATTTCATAATGGTTTGATACTAAACCAAACAGAGGACTTCACTATCGGTAGTCCCTCTGTTGCATTGACTGATGGTGCAGGTCTTTCTGCAGGTGATCAAGTAGATGTTGTCATTAGACGATCCTAAATAAGAACATGGCAAATCCCCAAACACGACAAGAATTAGCAGAGTACGGTAAGAGGAAACTTGGTGCTCCTGTGCTTGAGATCAATGTTGCTGACGAGCAAATAGAGGATCTACTTGATGATGCTATCATGATATATCAAAACCGACACATGGACGGTGTTGAGTTGATGTATCTAAAACATAAGATTACAAATCAGTTGACTGATACGATTCAAGCATCAAACGCTGATGGTGCTGAGACATCTACAGGTATCACAACCACAACTGCCACAGGTAATATTACAGGTATAGGTACAACTACATTCTCATATGTTGAGACGCAAAATTATATACAGATACCAGATGCAGTCATAGGTATAGAGAGAGTATTCAAGATTGACAATAGATCAATCAGTACAAACATGTTCAATATCAACTATCAGTTGTTCTTGAACGAGATATACTACTTTAGTTCTATGGAACTATTGCAGTACACGATGGTCAAAAGATATTTGAATGACTTAGACTTCATATTACACCCTGATAAACAAATTAGATTCAATAGAAGACAGAACAGATTATATCTTGATACAGATTTTTCTAGTTTGAAAGAAGATGATTTCCTAATTATTAAATGTTATAGAGTATTGGATCCTAATGATTATCCTAAAATATACAGTGATCCGTTCTTGAAAAAATATTTCACAGCATTGTTGAAGAAACAGTGGGGTCAGAACCTCATCAAATTCCAAGGTGTGAAATTGCCAGGCGGTGTAGAACTCAATGGTAGACAGATATATGATGATGGTGTTGCTGAGATAGATGCACTCGAATCTAAGATGGCAAACGAGTACGAATTACCACCACTAGATCTTATAGGATAATGAAAACATTTAAACAATTTATGAAAGAGGGAGGTTTTGTTCACAGAATCAAAGACCTCAAAACTTTATCAGATAAAGAAAAAATGAAAGGGTATGATATAATTTTTGGCACTGCAAGAGGAAAAGGTTTGACTGATAGATTGAGTAATTTCAAAAAAGACACTGGTGGACTTTAAATGGCACTCAATCCGTTCTTCTTACAAGGTAGCAAGGGTGAACAGGACCTGTTGAGAGATTTGTCTAATGAGACAATCCAGATACACGGTATTGAGTTCATCTATATGCCTCGCACCCTTGTGAATAGCAAGGATGTGATGAGGGAGATTACGAGTTCAAAGTTTGATAAGTCATTTCCTATAGAAGGATACATCACATCATACGAAGGATTTGATTCTGGATATAACTTACTTACGAAGTTTGGTGTAAGGTCAACAGCAGAGATGAAGATAGTCATATCTTTAGAGAGATATGATCAGGGTATTGCACCTCTACTATCGCAGTCTAGACCTAATGAGGGCGACCTCATGTATTTCCCACTCAGGGATATAGTATTTGAAATCAAGTATGTAAATGATATTGAAAACTTCTATCAGTTACGTGAGAGATATACATACGAACTTACTTGTGAGCCATTCGAGTATGAGGATGAGGTTATTGATACTGGTGTCACTGCTGTTGATGATGACTTTGAAGATGAAGGTTACAATGTAACAATGATACTTGGAGATAAGGGAACAAGAGCGACTGCAACAGCAACCATAGGTAATGGTGGTATATACAAAATTGATATGATCAGTGGTGGTGCAGGGTATACAAATGCACCTACCATAATCATAGAACCACCTGATAGTGGCACACAGGCAACTGCAGTTGCAATCACATCTACCACTGGTTCAAGATTGAATAATTCATTACGAGTAGCAAGTGTTCAAATCACAAATCCTGGTGTCGGATACACTCAGATACCAAATATACAATTTATACCTGAAGATGGTAAAGGGACGGGAGCAAGTGCAATTGCAGGTCTTGGCACAAGTGGTGTAATAACAGGTATTACTATAACAAATGCAGGTGCAGGGTATATCACTGCTCCTCTTGTCACCGTCAGTTCACCTGGCGTTGCTGGTGCAGAGGTTGGAATACTTACCTCACGTATCAATACAACTACTAATAGAGTCACAAACATTGACATCTTGAGTGCAGGTCATGGATACACATCTGCACCTGTCATAACTATAGGTGCTGCATCTCAATTTGGTAGTGGTACATTCAAGTATGGTGAGGTCATAACTGGAGAGTCATCTCTCACCACAGCAATCGTCACGAAATGGGATACTGCAACTAACACATTACTTGCAAGAAATCTCTCTGGTGATTTTGCAGTTGGTGAAAACATAAGTAATGTTGGATTTGGCACTGCAAAATATGCACTAGATAGTATCAACTATGATGACGATGATGCTTACAACTCAGGTGATGAGATTGAAACTCGATCTGACAGTGGCATCTTAGACTTTACAGAAAGAAATCCATTTGGAGAGGTATAATGGTAGGTAATTATTTCTACAACGAAACAATCAGAAAGACAGTAATTGCTTTCGGCACATTGTTTAACAATATCAAGATAAAGAAATTTGCTAGTGATGGTAAAGCGATCAGTCAGATCAAAGTGCCTATTGCCTACGGTCCTATGCAAAGATTTCTTGCAAGAATTGAACAACAATCAAACTTCGATGACAATGTTGCTATCACATTACCAAGATTGTCTTTTGAAATAACTTCTTACGCTTATGATCCTACTCGTAAGGCATCACCTATAACTAAATTTACAGGTAAAGGATCAGATAAACTCAAGCATAAAAAAATATTTTTGCCTGTGCCATACGAGATAGGTTTTAGATTAAGTTTTGCCACTAAATTACAAGATGATGCTCTACAAATTGTTGAACAAATACTACCATTTTTTCAACCATCCTATAATGTGACAATCAACATGCTAGAGGGTGTAGAAGAAAAAAGAGATGTTGCTTTTACACTTGCAAATGTATCATTCTCTGATGAGTATGAAGGTGATTTTTCAACACGTAGATTTATACAATACGATTTAGATTTTCTATCTAAGACATATTTTTATCAAGAGGTTCCAACAGACGAGTCTGGTGTTATCAAGAAGGTACAAGTCGATTACTCTACTGCTATTAGAGCACCAAGAGCACAAAGATACACAGTTGTACCACAAGCAGTCAAAGATTACAATGATGACACTGCAACCACAATAACAGCAGAGGTAGGTACAAAACAAACTCTTGTTTCAGTATCATCTGCTGCATCATTATCTTCCAACACTTACATACAAATAAATGAAGAGGTCATGCGAATCAGAGAAATCAATGGCACTAATTTACTTGTAGCAAGAGCACAATTTGGTAGTAAGATAGCGGAACATTATGCAGGTGCTGCTATAAGTCAGATAGATGCAGTAGATAGAGATCTTATTGAGGTCGGAGATGAGTTTGGATTTACTGAATCTAGATCATTCTTTGATATAGATGGACTTGAATATAGTACAGTACAAGGCACTGATATCTAAATAATTAAAAAATACTCCGAATCCTCCGAATATTTGCCCTGTAATTATTTGGAAATGTATGTCAAACTCTTATGATGCTATTGATAAAGCACTAGATGTGAAGTCTGAAATTGTTCGTGAAAAAAAGAGAATAGCAAAGAAATCTAGTGAGCAAGATGATCCTACCAAGGATTATGAATATAGTCGTGCACAATTATATGACCTTGTTGAAAAAGGACAAGAGGCAGTCAACGGTATACTAGATGTATGTCAAGACTCGCAACACCCCAGAGCATATGAGGTTGCAGGTCAGTTGATAAAACATGTCGCTGACACAACAGATAAATTGGTAGACTTGCAAAGAAAGATGAAGGAACTTGATGAGGACAAAGGTCCTAAATCTGTCACCAATAATGCTATGTTCGTGGGCAGCACATCCGACCTTCAAAAGATGTTGAAGGACATGTCTAAACAATCTAAATAAAGCATGGGAAATCTAAACAGTGCGATCAAACGCATAGAAAATAAGGGTAAAAAATCTGTAAACCCTAAGAAAAATGAAATGGCAGAGGTTGCACCTGTGGTCGCTGCTGCAGCAAAAGGTGCAACAGTTGTTGGTAAAGCAGTTGCAAAAGGTGCAAAGGTGGCAGCAAAGACTGGTGCGAAGGCAGCATCAAAGGTAAGTAAACCTGCAAGTAAACCTGTCAGATTCAAACGTCCTAACATAAGAAGTTACAAAAATAAGGAGACTGGTAAGGTCGATATGGATAGATATCGTTCTGACCAAGCAAAGTATAAGAAGATCAAACAAGATCAAGCAAAATACGGAGATGCAAGAGATAGACTAGATAAAATGGGACCTGATGGGGTAAGTGATGATAGAACAAAAAGAGGTGAGAGGAAACTCAAAGCAATTGATAAAGTTACTGATAAAAAGAAAGAGGGTATAAAAAAAGGTTTACAAACTGGTGGTGATGTAGCGAAGAAAGTTGTGAAAAAAACTGGTGAGTATGCTAAAAAAGGTATTAGTGCAACTACAGCAAATTTTGGCACATCATCATTTGCAAAGGAAGGTATAACGTTTAAAGATTATCTAAACAAATTATGATTCTATGAGTGACATTTATCTTGGTAATCCGAATCTAAAAAAAGCAAATACACAACTTGAATTCTCAGAAGATGATATTCAAGAATATTTAAAATGTAAATCAGATCCTGTGTATTTCACTGAGAAACACATAAAAATTGTGAACGTGGATGAGGGTTTGGTAAACTTCAACATGTACAAGTTTCAAAAGAAACTACTTAAAAATTTTCATAAACATAGGTTTAATATTTGTAAGATGCCTCGGCAGACTGGTAAGTCTACCACAGTGGTATCATATCTTCTTCATTACGCAATCTTCAACGATAATGTCAACATCGGAATTCTTGCTAACAAAGCAGCGACTGCTAGAGATCTGCTCGGACGACTACAACTGGCGTATGAAAACTTGCCGAGGTGGATGCAGCAAGGAATCGTTGCGTGGAATAAGGGTTCTATGGAACTCGAAAACGGATCAAAAATAATAGCAGCATCTACTTCTGCATCTGCAGTTCGAGGTATGTCATTCAACATCATCTTTCTTGATGAGTTTGCATTTGTGCAGAACCATCTTGCAGATGATTTCTTTGCGTCTGTTTATCCCACTATATCTTCTGGTAAATCTACAAAGGTTATAATAGTATCCACCCCACATGGTATGAACCATTTTTACCGCATGTGGCATGATGCTGAACGTGGACAGAATGAGTATGTTGCAACTGAGGTGCATTGGTCTGAGGTGCCAGGTAGAAATGCCAAGTGGAAAGAACAGACGATAAAAAACACGAGTAAACAACAATTTGCTATTGAGTTTGAGTGTGAGTTCCTAGGATCTGTAGACACACTGATAGCAGCATCAAAACTCAAATCACTGGTGTATGAGCAACCCCTAGAACAAAATGGTAAACTTTCAGTTTACGAAAAACCATTCAAAGAAAGAGATTATATCATCACAGTTGACGTGGCAAGAGGCGTAGCAAAAGATTATAGTGCTTTTGTTGTTGTTGATATTACACATTTTCCTTATAGAGTTGTTGCCACATATAAAGATAATGAAATCAAACCCATGCTTTTTCCCTCTGTGATTGAAGACGTAGCAAAGGCATACAATAATGCATACGTTCTATGCGAGGTCAATGATATAGGAGACCAAGTAGCATCTATATTATTCTATGATCTAGAGTATGAGAATTTACTCATGGTTGCAATGCGTGGTAGAGCAGGTCAGATTGTGGGTTCAGGATTCTCAGGTGTCAAGACACAACTTGGTGTCAAGATGAGCACCACAACTAAAAAGGTTGGATGTTCAAACCTGAAAACATTGATAGAGGAGGATAAACTTACTTTCTGTGATTATAATATTATAAGTGAACTTACTACATTCATACAAAGAAAACAATCATTCGAGGCAGAAGAGGGATGTAATGATGACCTTGCCATGTGTCTTGTTATATTCTCATGGTTAGTAGCACAAGATTACTTCAAAGAGATGACAGATCAGGATGTAAGAAAACGTATATACGAAGAGCAAAAGAATGCTATTGAGCAAGACATGGCACCATTTGGTTTTGTGATTGATGGTTTGGAAGATTTTGAAGAGGTGGACTCAGACGGTGAAAGATGGAAGAAGGCAGATGAGTATGGTGATAGGTCATTCATGTGGGAGTATCATCTATGATTAAACCAAAGTGCCTCGATAAGTGGGGGTTCTTTGGGTGGAGTGCTACTGGATACCTACTACCATGTTGTTGGATGGATCATGAGAACATGAACCTAATACCTGAACTTGTGCAAGAAAAATTCAAGGTAGAAAATGTAGATAAAATAAGTGATATAATAAAATCAGATGAGTGGCAATCTTTTTTCGATACTATCAAATACGATCAAGATAATGCTCCCCATGTTTGTCATCATTATTGTGGATCATGTACGGAATCAACTTAGATCTATCAAATAGATGCACGAATAGATGTCCTGGTTGTGCAAGAGATAAGTTTAAACATATACCTGGTTCAGATCTTACTGAATCTGATATGGAAAAAATATCCAATTTTTTTCAAGCAATAACATTTTGTGGTCAGGTATCTGATCCAGTTTTACATCCAAAGTTTCATGAATTACTTCATATATGTCTCAAAAAGAATAGAAAGGTTGTGGTGCACACTGCTGTAGCATCAAGACCAAAAATGTGGTGGACAAAATCTTTTATGATGTCAAGAGGTAAAAATATAGAGTGGGTATTTGCTATAGATGGTTTACCTAAAGATAGTCATAAGTATAGAGTTAATCAAGATGGAGAAAAGTTATTTGATATTATGTTGAAGTGTGCATCTTTTGGTGTGCCTACTACATGGCAGTATATTGTTTTCAATTACAATCAGAATGATGTTGAGCAATGTAAGAAGATAGCAAACGACCACAATATAAAATTTATGAAAATTGATTCTGGTAGGTGGGGCACAGACGCTTTGAAATCTTTACAACCCGATGATAATTTCTCTGAGGTTGATGGTGTTTCCGTGAGAAAGTACGTATAGTGGCACAATTTTATAAATAATTTCAGTCTAAAAAGAAGGACCCATAGGGAGTTAGAATGGCATTAAGACTTGCATCTCCAGGTATTTCAGTTAGAGAGGTAGACCTCACAAGAGGAGGAGTGGATTTCACTCTGAATGTTGTTGGTGGTTTAGCTGCTCCCTTCGCAAAGGGACCTTGTAACGAGATCACCAGAGTAAACAATGAGAATGAATTAGTTGAAATATTTGGTAAACCAGGCGTGGGTACCACAGATTATCACTACGAAACGTGGTATGCAGCATCCAATTTCTTATCATATGGTGGTAAGTTAGACATTGTAAGATCTGTAGGTGGTGACCTCAACACAGCAAACGTTGCTGTTGGTTCAGCAAGTATTACTCTTCTACTCGAAGGACTAGAAGATTATAACAATAACCAAGCAGATGATACTACATGGTATTTTGCAGGTAAAAATCCAGGTCACTGGGCAGAGAACATAAAAGTAGCGGTGATTGACAATGCTGCCGATCAAATAATCACACCAACATATGAGGGTAGTGATACTGCTGCTGATATTGACATTGGATTTGGTGTACAACAGAACTTGACAGGAGTCACTGTTGGGGTTGGTACAACCTCTGCTGCATCAGGTGTTCTAAAAGGTGTGGTCACAGGTAAAACAGCAACAACTATAGATGTCAAGGTTGTTAGCACAGTCATCGGTGGCGTAGAAAAATTAGTTGACTATCAATCAAATACACAGTTTGAATTCAAAACAGGTTCAGCAATTAGTTTTATAGACAATAGTGGATCTGCTGTGGCATCGAGTTCAACAATCACATCTGCTGACTGGTACAACAGTCAAAACATACTAACAAGTGTGGCAGACGGTGGTTCTGATTTTACCACAGTCACATGGAGATCTGTTCTCAACAAACCACAAACAAACAATTATGTGTCCCGAAGAGATGGAGACAACGATGCTCTCCACATTGTTGTTATTGATGCTGGCGGTGGAGTCACTGGAGATGTCGGACAAATTTTGGAGAAGTTTCCAAACTTATCCAAGGCGAAAGATGCTGTAGCATCTGGAAGTAAGTCTATATACTATAAAGATTTCTTAGCAGAAAATTCAGAGTTTATATTTTCTGGACAACATGTAACTGCAGCAGACGATGCACATCATGGCACACTTGTTTTACCAGGTGGTTTAGGTGCTGCTTCAAGTGGATTCTCATCTATCACATCTGCTGAAGGTGCGTGGGGACAAGATGCTAAAAACATCAAGTTCAGTTCTATAGGTAACAAAGGTTATTCACTGACAGGTGGTCTTGATTATACTGGTGTTGGTGAATATAATCCACCTTTAGGTGATATACTTACAGCATACGATAAGTTTTCAGATCCTATTGACAGTGACATCAGGTTCTTACTGCAAGGTGGATGTTCTGGAACAAAAGAAGAAGAGCAGGCAAAAGCAAACAAACTAATACAAATAGCAGAGGGTAGAAAGGATTGTGTTGCGGTGATATCACCCAACAGAGATTCTGTGGTGAATGTCACAGATTCTGCAACTCAATTGTCTAACGTTCTATCATTCTTTGGACCTCTTACGTCATCGTCATACGTGGTATTCGATTCTGGATTCCAGTATGTGTATGACAGGTTCAATAAAAAGTTCATTTACATGCCTACCTCTGCAGATGTAGCAGGTTGCATGGTAAGAACAGACAGAGATTTCTTCCCATGGTTCTCACCTGCAGGTACAACCAGAGGTGGATTGAACTTTGCAATCAAACTTGCGTTCAATCCTGGTAAGGATGCTAGAGATCAGTTGTATTCAAATAGGATCAACCCAATCACATCTAAACCTGGTGACGGTATCATATTATTTGGTGATAAGACAGGTCTATCATTCGAGAGTGCGTTTGATCGCATCAATGTGAGAAGACTGTTCATCACAATTGAGCAAGCAATTGAGAACGCTGCGAAGTCAGTACTATTTGAACTCAACGACGCAGGCACAAGATCAAACTTCATCAACATAGTTGAACCATTCCTAAGGGATGTTCAGGCGAAGAGAGGTATACAAGACTTCCTCGTCATATGTGATGAGACAAACAACACACCAGATGTTATTGATCGTAATGAGTTCCTTGCTGACATCTTTGTGAAACCAGCAAGATCAATCAACTTCATTGGTCTAACATTTGTTGCTACAAGAACTGGAGTTTCCTTCAGTGAAGTTGTAGGAACTGTGTAATAGGAGACCCACACAATTATGGCATTAAACAGAAACATTTTTTCGGTTCCCAACAACGAAAGATCAATTGATTCATTCAAGGCAAGACTTGTACAGGGTGGTGCTCGTCCTAATCTCTTTGAGGTTGAGATGGACTTCCCTTCAGGTGTTGGAATATTTGATGATGAGATTGAAAACACAACTCATCGCATGATGATCAAGGGAGCACAGTTACCTGCATCAAACATACAGGAGGTTGTCGTGCCTTTCAGAGGTAGACAATTGAAAGTGGCAGGTGACAGAAGGTTCGACCCATGGACAATCACAGTCATCAATGACGGTGATTTCAAACTCAGAGAAGCATTTGAAAGGTGGGCAAACTTTATCATCAAAGTATCTGACGGTTCTGGTACAATCAATCCTACAGATTACTTTGCTGACTGGGTTGTCAACCAATTAGGAAGAGCAGACACTGATCTAAACATACGTGGTGATCAAAGTGGTGCTACACTTCCAGTCTTGCGTAGATACAAGATGCATGGTTGT